CGTGGGCTTGTCCAGTTTCTATGGAAGCTATTGTATATGTTATTGGTGCTGGTGGAAGCGGTGGTCACGTAGGGCACTCTCAAGTTTCTTCTAATTATAATTGCAATAGTGGAGGTGCTGGAGGTTGTGCTATTTCCAGATTAAGTCTTGTTGCTCAAAATTATACTGTGACCATAGGTTCAGGAGGAGAAAGATCAGATGGAACTAATAACCATGATGCTGGTCATGCAGGAGGTAACACTGTTTTTTCAGGATCTGGTATTGACACGATGACAGGAAATGGTGGAAATGGTGGTAATGCTTCATTTTCGTCAGTTAGTGCTGTAACAGGAGGTTCTGCGTCAGGCGGTAATATTTCTAATAACACAGGAGGCGGCAGTCTAGCTTGTAGCACTGATTATAAAAGTTCAGGAGGGGGAGGTGTTAATTTTGGTGGATCAGCGGCAAATTGTGATGGAGGTCCAGAAGATACTTATTCTGCTGGAGGATCTATGCTTGGGTCAGCACATACTTTAGGTCATGGTGGTACTACTTCCTACACTAAAGAAATATTAAGCTATGAGGGTCGCAATGCAGTTCTTTCTTACGATATGTTTGGATTAGGAATAAATCATGCTTTACCGCCTGACCAGATATATGATGCTAATAGCTATAGTCGGGTTTACAACAAAGGAGGACATAGATCAATGCTGGGTGACCGTCATCTGTTTATGGCCACGTATTCTAGTAGTGGAGGTTATATGCGGATGCCGCCAGCACCACCGTTTCAAGGAGGAATGTCTATGATGTATAACTCAGGAACTAGCACTACTTCTTATGGTCAAGCAGGAGGTATTGGGTCAGGAGGTGGATCAAACATGAATGGCTCAAACTCAACAACGACTTATTCAGGAGCAGGTGGTCGTGGTGTAGTAATGATTTTTCCAATTACAATGGGGTAAAAAATGGCAATTTATAAATTAAAATTTAACGATGGTTCAACCAATAACATTCTTTGTGATGAAGATTTTGCAAAAGCCTCCGTTGAAGGAAAAGGAACTTATGAGCTAATAAAAGAATCTGGGCCAACTCAAGATGAAATTAATTTAGAAGCTAGAATTTGGAGAGATCAAGAACTTGCAGCTACCGACAGTATAGCTCAAACACCTGACTTTCCAAACCGTGACAAATGGCTTACATACCGTCAGGCATTACGAGATTGGCCTAGCACTTCTGATTTTCCAGATACAAGACCAACCTTATGAAGGATTTACCAGAGGTAATGACAGTGGCAGTAGTTATGATATTCTTTATTGTAATACTTTTAATGTTTACCACAGGTTGTACAACGGTTGGAACTAAGGTAACTCCTTCGCCAACCCAAGCTATTCCAAGCAGTACCATATCTACCACAACATCAACATCTACAACAGGAACCTAATTATGGACTTAAAATCAATTGTATCTATAGCACCCTTAGGTGTTGTTGCGGTAGGTGCTATTTTTTCATACGCTACCCTGAGTGCTTCTGCTGAAGGGAATAGTGAAGACATCAGAGAAAACAAAACTCAAATAGCAGTAAACTCTACTCAGTTACAAGAGTTGGATAAAAAAGTAACTGTGGTAGAAATGCAGTTGCAGGGTGTAGCTGACGATGTGGCAGATATGAAAAGTGATACCAAGACTATTTTAACTTTAATAAGTAATGGGACTAGACGAGTTCCTACGGAGTAATACAATAATGGGTATTTTATCTGATCTTTTAACGCCTGAAACTGTTATTGGTTATTTACAAACAGAAGGTATTCAAAACATTGCTGATGATGCCTTAGGTGGAATTGAAACAAGAAGGCAAGCAATCTTAGATGATGCTACGAGTAGGGGTCAGTTTCAACCTTTTACGGTTACTTCTACGTTAGCTTCTGCACCTACAGATGCCACAGGTGGTTTTAATGTAAACCTAACGCCAGATCAAGAGACTCTTCAGGATACCCTAATGACTCAGGCTGCTGGAGCATTTGGTGAAATAGGAGCAGATAGGGCTACTAGAGAACAAGAAATCTTTGATCGTCTTCAGGCTCTTCGTCAGCCAGAACAAGAAAGATCAAGGTTAGCCCTTCAGAATCGTTTGTTTAACGAAGGTAGGCAAGGTTTAATATCAGATCAATACGGTGGCACTCCAGAAGGTTTACAGTTTGAAAAAGCAATACAAGAACAACTAGCAGCAGACGCTTTAACTGCAATGACAAGAGCAGGGGAAGAACGTCAACAAGCTCTAGAGTTAGGTTCTGGTTTACTAGGTCAAGGTTATGTACCTCAACAACAGACATTAAATATGCTTGAGTTAGGTGGTCAAATTGCTAGATTGCCTACTGCTTTACAAGAAGATTACTATGGTGGTGCTGTTAATACCGGAAGAGAAGCTATGGAAGACGCTTATCAACTTCAGTTATTTAAAGGTCAAACAGAACTAGATAGGTTAGAAATGATAAAAGATATCTTGTTAAATCAAGCGCAGTCTGCTGCTGGAACTGGCGGTTTACTTTCTCAAGTAGTAATAGATCCTTTAGATAATATACTAGACGGCTTTTTAAGGTCAATTTTCAATTAAGGAGCAACTAAACAATGGGACCTTTTGGATATAAAAAAAGAACATCTCAACAAGCTACACCAGCACAACAGGCAACCGCTGGTATGATGACAGGTAGAGAATTTGCTCCTGAACTTTTACAACAGCTACTAACAGATCCTAGAGTAGCAGCTTTTGAAGCAGCACAAACTCCTGTTGCTGGAGAAGGGTTTTTTAGCCAAGGCAGGAGAATGTCTAAAGCTGCAACAACACAAAGGCGATTAGATCCTAGAGCTCAACAATTAAAAGACGCAATACAATCCTCTGGAGGACTAATGACTCCTGAAGGTATAAACGCTAATGCAGTAGATGCCATTAGCAGATTAGGGTCTCCAACACAACAAACAGCAGCAACAGCTATTAGACAGGCTTTAGCTAAAGATCGTTTTAATCTTAAGCAACAAACTACTTTTAGAGATAATGTTATTGCACAATATCCAAAATTAGCACCTTTTAGAAATATTATTACACAAGACAACATAACTGATTTACTTGAACAAGTTGCAGGAGTAGGTGGTACAAACTTAGGAATGCAAAAAGATACTGCAAAAATAATGATAGATGAAGTTGGTAATTACTATGAATCATTTACCGTATTCAATCCTAATACTGGAAAAACTATTGAACGAACAGTTCCTTATGGAGGTTCTCCAGAAAACTACGTAGGTAAATTAACATTAATAGCACAAAACCCTACTGATCTTGAAGGAAAAATTGCATTTGAAAAAGCTAAAACACTAGAAGCAGAAATAAGAGCTCAAAATGAAGCAGATATTAAACGAGTTAGTAATATAAACGAATTTAAAGAAAAAGAGTTTGTTAAAATAAAACTACCTGCTGCTGCAAGTGCTCTTGAACTAGAATTTAATATAGACCAAACTAATGAGGCTATTAACTATGTTGATACCCTTGAATTAGGTGGCCCTGTGGTTAATTTTAAGTCTGATGTTGCAAGGTTATTAGGTGTTGGAAGCGGAAAAAGAGCAGATTTAGAATATTTATTAGCTCAAAATATTTTAGGACGTTTAAAAGCAACTTTTGGAGGTGTAATATCTGAAGGTGAAAGAAATTATCTTGAAGCAATTAGTCCAAATGTTAGAAGAGGTAATGCAGAAAACAGAGCTATACTTGAAACTTTACGAAACATTCAACAAAATGTAAAATTACGAAATGCACAATTACGTCAGTCAGCTACTTATGACGAGTATATGGACAGAATAAACGGAATTGTAGACGGTCCTTTTAACTATCCTTCGGCAGGAAATCTGGAAAGCGAGAATCTTACTGACGAACAAATAGTAGAACGAGCAAAGATTTTTTACGATCTATATCCACAGTTTAAACCTAAACAGTAAAAGGAACTTTGTATGACACAAATAAACAGTGAAAACTTGCAAACAATAAAGTTTCCTAATGGAATTGCTGTTGTACCTAAAGATATAACTCCTGAAGTATTAAAAGATTTTTCTATATCACAAGGTTATGCTACACAAGCATTTTGGGATGCAGCAAACGTATCTGTAAAATCAGAACCACAAGAAGAACTGTTTGGTGCAGGTGCAGGTAGGATGGTACGTAAAGTAGGACAAGCAGCAGTTGAAAATCCTGATATTAGTCTATCAACGGCAGGTTCATTCGTAGGAGGTGCTGTAGGAGCTTTTGGTGGGCCTGTAGGTATTGCTGTTGGTTCAACTGTAGGAAGTGCTTTGGGAGATTTTGCAGGTACTCTTATAAAACAAGGGTATGGAGAAGAAGACGTAGACTTTATGGAAGCTACGTACAGTGCTTTAATGGGTGCAGGAATAGACCTAGCTACATTAAAATTAAGTAAATATATTGATCCTTTAATACCTTTAGCTAAGAAAAAACTTGGGTTTTCTCCAGAAGAAGCAGCAGATCAAATTGAAAATCTAATAAAAAGTGATATTCCTAAAACTTCTTTTGCTGGCGAACCAGAATCTTTAAGAAAAACTCAGGAATTGCTCCAAGAAAGAGGAGCGACTCTTACACGATCTCAAGCTAAAGTAGCTACCCCTTTTGATAAAATAGCGGAAAATATAGGGTCAGCAGGAATTTTTTCCGGTAATGTCATAGAAGGAGCAGAACAACAAGTTAATAGAGCAGTTCAACAAACACTTGAAGAAGTTATAGGAAATCCTAAGTTTGAAGTTGGATCTGCCGATTTAGGTTTAGTTATATCTGAAGTTATAGAAGCAGGGAGAAAAGCAGGTAACGAAGTGTACGGATTGCGTTTAAAAGAAATTTCAGAGTTAGTTGGAAATCAAATGGTTGATACTAGGTTTATATTCAATCAAATTAATTCTTATGTTAACTCGCAACAAAGAACAGCAGCCCAACCTTTTAGTTTATTAGCAACACCAGCAAAAAACTACATTGAAAAAGAATTATTACAAGTTTTCTTTGATGGTACAAACACAAAAATAGGGGCTAGTAACCTGCTAGAAATAGATAAACTTATTGGTAATAAAATTAACGATTTTACTAAAGCAGCCAAAACAGAGGCTGGCGGTTTCGATCAATCAATTATACAACTTACAGAATTACGTGATAAAATTAGAACAGGTATAATTGATACTTTAAACCAAGTTGATCCTAAAGCAGGAACTAAATATAAACAAATGCAAGCTGAGTATAAAAAACATATTGAGAACTTATTACCTAATGTAAGTAAAAGTTTTATTAGAAACGCTAATAAAGGTTCCTATGAACAATTAGGAAATTTTTTAACAAAAATAGATGCTGATAGTGAGGCTTTTAAACAATTTTATAGAAGTATCGATCAATCTTTTTCTACTTTAAAAAAAGCTCCTTTAGCAACCGCTTCACGAACAGGTGACAAAGGAGTAATACAGTCTGCTGAAGAAGCAAAAAAATTAATTTCTCAAGGATATTTAACTTCGTTAATTCCAGATTTTTCAAGTAAAGCATTTGATATTAATCAATACGCAAAACTAGCAGAAACTTTTAATGATCCGTCAAAAAACGCTACTTTGTTTCAAGTGTTAAACCGAAGTAAAACTGATTACAAAAAAGTTAAACAGTTGTTTAATACTATGTCAGAGGCTTCAAAAAATCCAGATGGAAACATAGCAACTCTTTTACTAAGAGCTAAAGAATATGGAGTTCCACAAACTCTTGGAGGTATAATTCTACCTTCTGCGGCTGGAGCAGCAGCATCAGCAGGAGATGTTGCTACAGCTATGGGAATCTTAACAATACCTTATGTGTTTGCTAAAATGGCAACTAATCCCAAAGCAGTTAATAAATTAGTTGCTTTTGAAAAACAAAATTTTGCCACAGAAGATAAACGTAACTTAGCTATTAATATTATTTTAGGTGATGTTATTGATGGAATGACTCAAGAAGAACAAGCTGAACTTAGAAACTTTGTAAGGGGAACTAATGAGCCTGTTCAGTGATACGTTAGCTAACGCTGAAAGAAGGTTTGCTGCTTATCAAGCTGCTGCGGAAGCACAGAGCACTGGTGAAGAAAATATTGCTGAGTTAGCTCTTACTGGCGTAGGACAAACAGCAGGTATGCTTGGGGACGTTATAGGTTATCCTATAGAACTCCTCGGCTCTTTTGCTTTTAATAGACTGCCTGAGAGCGCACAGGAGACCGCTAGAGGGCTTTTAACCTCTGCATTAGAGTCTTACCCTGTCCAAGAGCTACAACGCCTGTCAGAGGAGAATCCACGTACTGCTGAGAATATTGGTAATGTATTAAATATTGCTTCAGCTATTCCTGTTGTGGGCTCCGGTATACGTTTTGCTAGAAATGTTCCTGATGCTGGTAGTGGTAATATTGTTGCAGGAGCATCTAACTACATTCCAGATCGTTATGGTACAATACCAGAGGATAATTTAGTTGATAGACCTTTAACTACGTTTGAAGAAAACCTTGGCACAATGATTGTCAAAAGAAGAGAGCCTAATTTTAAAGGTACGAACACACCTTCAGGTCAACAAAAAGCAGCAAAAGCAGCCAGAAGAGTAAAAGGGTTTGTCAATTGGGTATTAGATTCTCCTTTTTCTGCCTTAAAAAGCACCATTAGTCCAAGAGCCAGAGCTTTGTACAACGAAACTGGTTTAAATAGAGAAACACAAAAACGTATTGCTGCTTTAATAGCTGATCCTACAAATAAAAGAAATGTTGAAAAAGCAATGGCTCAAGCTATCTATAATCGTCACATTAACCGACAGGCTAATCGTGAAGGAACAGAAGCGGCTGAGTTAAAAAAGATAGATGAATTTGCTTTTACATCTCCTTATACGTCTGTTACTAAAGAAAACTTTGTAAATGGTGTAAAAAACACAAAGGTAGCAAAAGTAAATAAAGTTACTGAAGCAGATGTAGAATTTGCTTATGATAGTCTTGTAAAAACTCAAACACCCAAACAAGGTAAAACAACCATGGTGTTTAAAGTTCCCTTTGGAACTGCCTCTGGTAATCATTTTCAAGACTTTGCTCAGAGGGCTCCTTATCTTACACCTGTTAGTAACGTAATAAAAGATATTTCAGCTTCAGGTAGAAAACCTACAGAACAGAACATATTAACAGGGTTAAAAAACAGTCCTGAAAAAGGTAAACGATTTAAAATATTAACTAAAAACAGTAAAGACGCTAAAGAAAAAGGAGTGTGGATACAAAGCACTACATTTGTAGGAGGAGCTATAGTTGAAGGAGGAATAACTGCTGTTGCTAGGGTTTATCCTGATGGAAGATTTCAAAACTATATGTATGACACTCATGATTTTCTTGAAAAAGTCCCAGTATTAGGAAAAACAGTAGAAAAAGTTTTGCCTACTAAAATGATTGCTACCTCTGGCCCTATCTTTACCAGAGGAAGAAATATAGGCCCACCACAGGCAATTAGTGAGCTTTATCCTTCAAAGATAGAAGAAAATGTAGCAGCATTAGAAGCCGTGGTTGATTTAGATCCTTCTGCATTAGGTGTTGCTAAAGAAACAGTAGGTATTTTCGGTGGTACAGGAAAAGAAGCCCTCAGGGAAACGAGAGAATTTGCCAGAGAAGAAGAAGAAAAAAAGAATCAAACATAAAAACCATCCGTAACCCATAAGATAAACAATAAACAGTACAACATAACAGGCCAAGGCCCAGTTAGGTAATAAATAATTTTATCAAAGCTCACACGCACCTCCTACACAGGCTAACTCCTGTGACCCTGTAGTATTATCTTCAGTTTCAAACTCTTCAAGCTCAGTCCAATCTACGTCTTTGGGCATCTGAGCTAACAACTCTTCATACTTCTTTTCAGTAATCTGCTCGTAGGGAGCCTGTTGATATACGTGGTCACTGTAAGGCAACAAAGCAATCCCACTACACAAGTCAAAGTTATCCCAGATCCACTGGGCTACCTCCAGAAACTCATCGTCCCTGTAGTAAACTGTAATACTGGGTTTATGTTCACACCATTTATTCTGATACACCTTCCACAACTCTAGTTGATCTAGTGCTGTAACTTCGTTAGCTGATGTAGAAGTCTTAGGAGCCTTGACAGGGAAAGAAAAAACTAAAGACTGTGGAGACATTACGTCAGGCTCCACAGGAAAACCCCTGTTAGACATGAAACTAGCAAGAGGGTCTTTATTGTCGCTACGAACCCTACGGATATAAAAGTCTGCATAGCGAGGATGAATCCCACTGGCACTATTAACAAGCTGAGAAACAGTGCCGCTAGGTTTAACACACGTAATAGCGGTTGACTGATTGATGCCCAGCTTTCCAGCCCAGACTTTATTAGTTTCGATAGCAACATCCCTCATCTCCTGTAACCAATTTTTATTAGGGCCAAACTCAAGCTCTGCTTCAGACACATTACCCAGTATTTTATGATCCATGATACCGGTCAAGGAAACGCCCAATAGAGCCTCTTCTTCTGTGTTCCTTCTCCAGCTATTCCTTAGGTATCTAAAGTCCGTTAAAGTGGCTTGTAGAGTCCCTATGATGGACGCTAGACGTACCTTTCTCTTAAGGTCATCCAAAGTATCCTCAGGACGTATTACAACCTCAGATAAATTACAGAATTGATTGGATCTAAGTATTATTTCTGAACATGGATTAGTACCAAAATCCTGCTCTGGATCTCTACGTCCATTCCTACCTGCAATGTTTTGTGCTGCTACCCTGCTGAAGATTCCACGCTCACCTGCTTTACTTTCATAGATGTTTTTCATCTCAGACAGGAATGATTCAAAGTCAGGTTTCTCTGTGTAGGCTACAGAATTATTTGCTAGTCTTCTCTGGGGCTCTGTTTCCCACCACTGGCCTGACTTAGCCCTAGCCATTCTAGGGTCAGAAAGGTTCGACAGGCTAATCAAAGCTGACCTGCGAACCCCACCAACAACGACAATATCTGCAATCTTACAACATATATCGTGACACTCAATCGAGTTAAGTTTGCGTCCTGCTGCTTTCTGGAATACCTCCACACAGAAATTAAATAGATCAACCAAAGGATCAGGCCCACTAGCTCTGCCTCCAAATGTCTTTAGCCTAGCTCCAGCAGGTCTGATCTTTCTCATGTCCCATTTAGGTATCTTCCCTGCGTACAGTAAGCTAATCAATTCTCTAAAAGCACTAGCCCATCCTATCTTACTGTCAGCAACAACAATGGTTGTATCCGTAGGGAAAAACTCTTCAGCAACTATAGGCATCTTATTGATGAACCCACGTTCCACGCTGAATCCAACCCCAGTGCCACACATCAACACATACATCAATTCATCAAAACATCTGGGGCTATCTATGTGTAGGTAACTACAGTTAAACCCTGCTACATTATCTTTGTCCAGAGCTTCTCCTGCTGTCATCATACAACGCATAGAAGGCATAACGTCTAGGTTTTTAATAGCTGCTTTAAGTTCTGCCGCTGTTGAAGCCCCTATCTGTTTTCTGTCCACCCAGAAGTTTACGTACCTGTTGACAGTTTCTGTCCAAGTTTCCCTACGGTTTTCCTCAGGTAGCCACCTAGCGTAACGTGACTTGTGTATAAATTGTTGATACTGATCCATCCCTACATATCCTCTAGTGTGTGTACGTTCCCAATAGTTAAACAAATGAATGGTACTAAAACAACTAAACCATCAAAAGCCATAGGTGTTATTATATCAGAATTATCGATGACTGTCCATACCGGACGGCCATCAGTTGCCTCAACATCAAAACCTATGCCCCATCTAAAATTAAAAGTCCACATCATTTGCAATAGTTTAAAAGTCATAATGCACCTATTAATCTGTCAAGAAACCATTTTGCTTTGTTAAGGTCTTCCTCTGGTTTACCTTTGTAGTTATAACGCCAGAGGTATTTCAGTGCTGATCCCTTTAAGTATCCTTGATATTCCAGTTTAGACATAGATGCTTCTATTGCTTCGATAGCTTCTATATTTCCTTTGTTGTAGTGTTTAGGTGACGTTACTGCGTCCCACTCTTCCGGTGTTACATCATTTAATCGTTTATCACTCACAAACATTACCGTCTTCCTCCTCTACAAACTTGTTTCTGTAAATCATTAGTTTATCTTCAAATGCGTCCAGAAGTTGTTCTACAGTTATCTCAAGAACTTCACAAACCAAATCCACATCATATTCCCTAATGATCTCCTCCTTTAACTCCTCAAATGTAAATGTCATGGTTTTTTCTGCCTTATGTATTTCTTAAGTTCATCAATCATATTAATAGTATAACATAAAAAACCCTCTTTGTCCATCCATTCCTTCATTGTTGTCTTACTATTTTTTCTTATCTTTTTGTTAAAGTTACTCAGAACAAAGATAAGTTCCCATTCTGGAAGATAATCCCTGATAGCTTTGTATTTCTGTATATCTCCTGACCTGAAGAATCCCTTACATTCTATCAGGACTTTCTTTTCTTCATGTACAAAGTCCGGTAGATAGTTACGGTTGACAATGTAAGGTATCTGATAGGGCTCATAAAGATAATCCTTGGTTAGCTTTACTCCGGTCTTTTCTTCAAGACCTGATCTGTATTTAAATTTCATGTAAAGGTATCTCCTCTACTTTTGGTTCATTTACCACCTTACTTAGAAACTTTATTCCTTGAGAATATCTGAAGGCTCTTAAGTCTGTGTAGCAATGCCTCTTGAACTGGCAGTATGAACAACCAATAGCCAACTTTAAGTTTCCTGATTTTCCATCCGGTACTGGTTGAAAACAGTATTCCAAGGGCTCCGGTTGTTCTACGAGCTTTTTTACATGGCGAACTCTCTCTGCTATATCTCCTTCAAAATCATCCATGTGTCTTTTCAAATAAGTTAAGTGTCCATTCTGTTTGTCCATGGCTAACCAACCAAACTCCTTTTCACCTTCAGAATGAGCATATGCCCTTAGTTGATCTACATAGCCAAAATCATCATTATCCGCAATGTTGCCGTACTTGAACTTTTTGAAACCGTAGGAAGAGGCTGATTTTACATCAGTAACCACGCCATCTATTCTACAGTCCATATGCCCTTTTACCCCTTCTACATTACACTCTTTTTGTTCGTCCGTAACTGTGTGTCCAGCTACTCGTGCTAAGAACAAAATCATTTCCTCAATCAAGTGTCCATACATAAACTTGACGAAAGTGTGAGGCATTATCTTTTCCGCTAGTGTTCCATGGAACTGATTCCATATAAACTTGTCTTCTCTGCCAATAGAGGATAACCTGAGTTTTCTTGTATCTCGTTTACGATTCCTTCCAAACTCAGTACGCATCAGCGTTTTGACATTTTCGCCAAACTTTTCTATCTCTGCTTCTACATCGATTTTCTCATCAACCTCTTTGGTTGCTACGACTTTGTAAATATCCTGTATCAAAGTTTCAATATGTTTCATGTCTATGCTTCCTAAAAGCTAAATTACGAGTCTCTGGGTCAAACATTAACATACAGACCCCCAGTTTTTTTTGTTTTTCACTTAGTCCTCTCCCTCTTGTAACCACCCTCTGGGTTTTTACATCAATCAGTTTTATGTCGTTATCTTTCATAGCTATCATATCAATCATTCCAGTAGATCCACAGTTTTTAAAAACTTCGTACCCCTGATCCCATAACCATGTAACAGCGTAGTATTCTGCAAAGTCTCCTTTTCTGTTTGAACATTCCATAACTACTCCTTAGTGGGTCTCTGCCCAGTTGTCTCCAATTTTGTATTCTCCGGTAAGTGGACAGTTGAGTTCAAAGAACCTTCCTGTCTCCTCAATCGAATCCACCGCCAGAGTGCCGTATTGCTGTGCCATCTCCTGTCGTACTTCCGTCTGGATCTCATCGTGTATGTTACCTACAAAGTGATAATCAATGTTGTTTACGTCAGCATGATAGCTCAATAACGATAGAGCTTTCTTCATAACGATACTACCTGCTGACTGAAGTAACGTATTTAATGCACTGTGTTCTGATCGTACATAGACCCTTCTCCTATCCAATCCGTAAAGATGGCCTCTTGTAGCTGCTCGTCCAACTCTTTCTCGTAGTTCTGCAAGTGCTGGCGTATTTTTGAGGAACTTGTCTTTAAGTCTTCTACCATCCACTGCATCTCCTCCAACGATGTTGCCAATCTTAACATCTCCGGCACCATATAGGAAAGCATAAATAAAAGTCTTAGCTTGGTCTCTTGTTCTGAGTCCTGCATTAAGCTGATTAGTTTTGTGTATGTCTCCTGTGAGAATTTCATTAGTAAACTCCTTGTCATTCATGTAATGGGCCAGCATACGCAACTCCAGACCTGAGGCATCCATGCCTACCAGTTTGTAACCCTTAGGTACAATCCAACACTCTCTGCACTCAGTACCCCAAGGGGAATAAACTGCTGGTATCTGCCCCATGTTAGGTTTGGAATGTGTCATCCTGCCTGTAATCGTGCCGTTAGGGTTAACGTAACCATGCACCCTACCATCAGACTGAACAGCATCCACCCATGATTGTATCTGTGCTATACGTTTCTGTATAGTTAGATACTCAGAGATCAGTGCTGCCTCAGGAATATCTTTGATAGTAGCCAGTACCTTTTCATCAACTACTGGTTGTCCGGTCTCAGTGAACTTCTCAGGTTTCCACCCAAAATACTGTAGATACCTGCCTATCTGTTGGCGTGACCCTAGGTTGAACTGTTCGTAATCGATACGGCTAAAGTCACCGCCAACAAACTCCCAAGCATCCCCAAGGAACTTCAGTCCTACGACAGAGATTTTACCATCTTTTTTAGTCTTTGGCGTAATCTTCTTGATAAATACAGGAAGCGGTTTGAAAGTTTGTAGTACCTTGTCTTCAATGTCATGTTTTTTCTCCTTTAGTTCTGCTAATAATAAAAATGCGTGTTTCTCATCAATCATCCAGCCATGTTTAATCTGATGGCTAATCAGTATTTGTACGTCATGTTCCAGATCCAAACTCAACTCAGAGAAATCCTCTAAGTCCAATGATAACCTTTTGAATACTTCCTCAGTTATCTTAACGTCCTGCTGGCAATACTCCAGCATCTCAGGTGTAAAGGTATCGAACTCCTTTTGATCGCCCTTGGGCATCCTAAGGTACTCTCCCCAGTTACGTAGGGAGTGTCCACCATCCCTGCATGGATCTGCAAGTCTGGACATTACTAGCGTATCAACTATCTTACAACTACTAAAGTCTGTACCCCAGAGTTTCTCCAGCACTGGTTTATCGTAGCCTATGATATTGTGGCCTACAATAGCGTTACCTTCGATGTACTCTTGTAATTCCTGAGGATGGCTAGTCCAAAACTCTTTACCATCACAACGACAACACACACAATGGATAACAGTTGGATCTAGTCCGTCAGTCTCAGCGTCCAGAAAAATATACTTCATGTTAAAAGTCTCCGTTTTCCGTAGGACAGGTTGTTTCCTCCATTCGTCCGGTATCCTTGTTGTAATAGAGATAACAGGCGAGTCCGGTGAGCCCTGCAAATCTGTTCTTGAGAACCCTGACGTTAGTGGTGTTACGTACTTTAGCATCTGCATTTTGCTGATCCCTCTCTAGTCCAATCACCATATCACTTAACTGAGCTATTGCTGCTGATCCACGTAACTCAGCTAGTGATATCTGCCCTCCGTCCTCATGTGCCTTACCACTGGGTCTGCGTAGATGTGAGACCAAGAACAAACCAATCCCTGTCTCCTGTACCAGCTTGCGTAAGTTAGTCATAATACTATCAATTGCTTTACGCTCGTCTGCTACTTCCTGATCACTAACCACAATACTCAGGTGATCTAACACAATCCATTTACAGTCCAGACCTTTAGCCATGTATCTTATTCTGGAAAGTAAGTTATCCTCATTGGTTGAGCCCCAGTGGTCAAACAAAAACACTCTCCCTGTGCCTAGTGTATTATCCCAGTATCGTTTCTTTGTATCTAAGTCTATATCGTCCCTGAGATGTAGAGGCATATTAGCCTCAATCGACATAAGACCTAAGGCAGTCCTTGGTATATCCTCCTCAAGTGCTAGGATGCCTATGTTATCGTCCGTAGCGTTTAGTATGTAATGTGAGAGCTCCCTGACTATCTGGGACTTCCCCATCCCACTACCACTGGTGATTGTAACTAACTCTCTCTCCCTGAAACCATAGGTTAAATCGTTTAAACAGGCCCATGGATACGGATAGATCAGTACGTCCTCCCTTTCCGTTATCATGTCCCAAGTATCCGTACCTGAAACAATCCCGTCCGGTTGATATGTCTTAGCGTTCCACCATGCCTCAACAAAACCTTTTACCCTGTTGTTCTCCAGCATCTCTCCTGCGTCCTTACAGGGTAAAACAACATTCTTGGCTTTGTTAGGGCTAAATAGATCCAACACTGACTTAGCTGCATCCTGTCCTGCCTTATCACTATCGAAACATATCACCACGTTCTCAAATGTTTCCAGCCACTCTAGGTTATCCTTTATATCCCTAGCTGCACCGGATGCGCCTGATCTGATTGATACAACAGGCCATTTCCTATCGAACATCTCATGTGCAGCCATAGCACATACTTCACCCTCTGTAATCGTTAGATATCGTCCTCCTTCCTTAAATTTATCCTGACCAAACAATCCGGTATTCTGGAATGTACCTGTACTGTAAAACTGTTTAGGGTCACAAGCCCTGACTTTTGTGCCTACTGTCTCCCCTGTCGATTTGTCCTGATACGGATAGTGATGTTTTACTATTTTACCCCTAGAGTCATATTCAACAGTTACGCCATATTTTAAGGCCGTATCTTTGCTGATTCTCCTCTCTGGAATAGCTGCCACTGTGCCTTCCATTTTCAGACCTCTATTTAGTACACCTGCTGCAAGTAAATTACTATTGTCACCATGTTCATAATGTCCACAATTCATAGAGAAACAAACTGCATGACCATCTGAATATCTGGCTAGGTTGTCCTTAGAGCCACACTTGGGGCATGGCTCATGTTTGACAAAATGCGACATTAGAAATCTGCCAGTTCTGCCTGTTCCGCTACCTCAAGGATTTTCACCCTGTTAAGGTATGTGGACAGACCCCATTTATCATCCGCAGTATCTGGGAAACCTGCCAAAATACGCACCCTAGACCCTCTGGGTATTTCACCGGACAACCATTCTACCGGATTACCTTCTTCTGTCTCATCAAACATAGGAATCCTGCTGGACTTGGTTTTGAATTTACGTTGAAGACTACCCTCATAGTCCTTAACCTTCACGCCCTTTTTCTTCAATGTTTCTGCTGTGTCCTCAGGTAAATTCAGGACTAGATGATACCAGCCTGTCTCTTTACCCTGATACACATCAGGACTCGTTAGGCACGAAAATGCTACTGTGCCTTCTACTGCCATGCTATTGTTTTTCATACGCTACCCTCCTTAGGTAATCTAAAGTTAAAAACAAAATGATTAATAACTAAACATAATCATAGTAATAGTATAACATTTTTTAGACCACTTGTCAAACCCCTTCAACATTTAATTCTGTTTCGATCCAAACTTTTGCACCACAAGATAGTGGTTTATCAGGGCTATAGACTACTTTAGCTACTGGTCTGTCCTTTGCATCCAAAATCATTACAAAATTGTATTTCCGGTTTTCTTTGTAATCCTTTACTGTCAATACTGGCAAATCTGCGCCTTTGCTGTTGGCTCTAATGTTGTGTTGGTTTACGTGTATTCTAGTAATCATGTCATGCTCCGTAATTTATCAAAACTAAATCTTCGTCTTCTGTGAATTCTGAAATCTGCACGTATCGTTCCATGCTGCCAACATTCCCAGCAATCAAACATTCTGTACACATATCCAGATATTCTCTCGTTAACTGGTCTTTCCTGACTGACTCAGCATCCGTCAATAGTGTGTTACAGGCTCTACATCGCATTTTAGAATCCCCCAGTAAAGACAATTTCATAGGATTCTTTATCCATATCAGAATAGGTTGTAGCTTCAAAGGTCAACCCTGTCGTAACTGCAAAATTAATCATTGCATAGAACTCTGTTTGATCACTTGTTGAAAATCTCATTTTCTATTCTCCCTATCTATCTCATGTTGCCCAATGGCAATATAGTGTTCCTTGTCAATATCACTGGTGGAAAAATCATCATATTGTGCATGATAATATAAATTGATAATCTTTTTTGCCTCCAAAAGAGTGATGTTGTGGACTGCCAATTCTACTAACTCGTTTTGTTTTTGGGCTCGTTCGGGAGCCGCGTCATCTATCATTTTTTTATAGATATCCATGGGCTCCATTGGTGCTTCGTAATCGTCAGGTAATAAGTTTTTAATCTTTCCCATTTTATAACTCTCCCTCAATTGTAAAATCATTCTCGATACGCATGATTTCTGTTGCTGTTTCGTAGGCTTCGTCAAATGTCTCATAGTACACATTGGGTAACTCCATTTCTTCACCCTGTACCTGATTTAAGACATAACCATATTTTCCATTTTTAACCTGAATAATAATCATCAAAACCTCCGTAATTATCAATGTCTGCCACAGGTGCCAGAATGTCCATCAAATCCATGTGATCTTTCACAGCATCAAATGGTAGTGCGTCAGTTTCTATTATGTCAAACTCTAACTGTTCGTCCATCTTTTTGTCCTCATTCGTCAATTTATGGTGTAACCATACAGGAATTCTATGCAATTGTCAATACCTGTTAAGCAAGGACACTCTAACGAATGCCCTTGTATCTGTCAACTATGCTGCGAGTTTTTGTTCTGCCAAAATGTCCAGAACACTATTTTCTCTTTTGATGAAGTTACCGCAATCATCAAAGATTTTAGCCCTATCATAACCTTTTACAACCTTTTCGTACAGGAACATCTCACGAGCACTGCAAGGTATGGAGTCACCATTCTCAATTTCTCCTTCACAATCCTCCCAAGTCAGGAGCTCCATTGATGCGTTAAAATCATTTATCCATTTCTGCGGGAGTTCCAACAGTTTCATCATTTGAACCATTTGGTGTGCGTCCTTTTCCCATTCTCTAACCCGATACATTCTCTCTGCCTTTCCTGCCTCAGTCACAGAGTAGCTCGTGTCTCGATATTTGATATAAGCTGCTACGCTCAGGTTGTCCAAATATTCCTTTTTTAGCTTCTTGAAAATCTCTTTTTTAGTCATCTGTCTGTCCTCTTGGTTGCTGTATGTTTATCCAGTGTTTTTCCCTTAGAGACCTCTCCTCAGGTCTTGAGTTAATAATGGACTAATAAAGGTAGGCTGTCTAATTTATTTTATGAATAGCCACCATAACTTATATGAATATAGGTATATCACTAAATGACATATATATAGTAGTAGTAGAGGAACACTAGAGGAGCCCGTGCCTACACTTTTTTCTCTGGTTTGTCAAGTGTTTTCTTTAGTTTTTCTCAGGAATTCACCCAAAAGAATAACCTGTGGATAACCTGTGGTTAACTCTTGCAAGAATCATGCCAACCTTGGATAACCTGTGAATAAGCTGTGGATAACTTTTCCTTGTGGATTACCTGTGGATAAACTGTTGAAAACCTGTGGATAACTTTTGGCCCCCCCATGGGACAGCCGTAGGTTAATATTTATATGTACCCTGCTAGACACAAAAAAAAGAGGATTGACAACAAAAAAGACTTGACATTGTTTAAAAAATATGTTATAATATCTAGGTAATCTAAGGTAAAATTTTAATTATTTATCTAATTGTTTTATCCTTAGGTAATTCACCAGATTAACACAAGACATACTTATGGATAACATAGACCCTCCCAAGCGTAAACGTGGAAGACCCAAGAAGTCTGAAATGGTTGTCAGGAAAAGAGGGGCCACAGGTTTACCCAGAGGAAGGCCCAAGGGCGATGCTGCTATTATCAATGAGTATAAAAGTAGGATGTTGTCATCTCCTAAATCTCGTATGGTTCTTGAGTCAATCTTTGATGCTGCTTTGGACAACGAACATAAAAACCAAGCTGCGGCATGGAAGTTAGTTGTTGACAGAATAATGCCTCTAAGCTATTTTGAAAAAGATAAGATAGGTGGAGGTAAGAGTGCTATTAATATATCAATTACAGGTATTGGTGGAGAAACTATTGTATCCTCAGGGGATTCAACGATTGATGGAGAAGTGATTGATGAGTAATTATGAAGAGAGTTTTGTTCCTGAGTATTTCCTTAGGAGTGAATTCAAATGTCAACACACTGGTAAAAATGAAATACAAGATAAATTATTACGTCAACTAGACAAACTTAGGCAAAACTGTGGATTTCCTTTTATTATTACCTCTGGCTATCGTGACTCTACTCATCCTATTGAAGCCAAAAAAACCAAGGCTGGAACCCACGCCCTTGGACTTGCAGCAGACATTAAAGTTAATAATGGAGTTGAAAGGTATACCATTGTCAGAGAAGCAATCAAACTTGGATTCAGAGGAATTGGCATTGCGAATACGTTTGTACACGTTGATGTACGAGATTCAAAACCGCCAGTTATGTGGACATACTAGGTGACTGATCTTAAGGTAGAGCTATTACCTTGGCAACAAGATGTCTTTGCAGATAAAACCAGATTTAAGGTTATTGCTGCTGGTAGGCGTACAGGTAAATCAAGGCTGGCTGCTTGGTTACTTATCATTAATGCTTTAAATGAAAAATCAGGTCAGGTATTTTATGTCGCTCCCACCCAAGGACAAGCCAGAGACATTATGTGGAGCCTTCTCCTTGATCTTGGACACGGGGTTATTGCTTCTTCTCACGTTAACAATTTGCATATTAAGTTGGTTAATGGATGCACTATTGCACTAAAGGGTGCAGATAGACCAGAAACAATGCGTGGTGTCAGCCTTAAGTTCCTATGTATGGATGAATACGCTGACATGAAGCCTGAAGTCTGGGAACAGATCCTCAGACCTGCCCTAGCTGACCAAAAGGGCCATGCGTTATTTATTGGTACACCTATGGGTAGAAATCATTTTTATGATTTGTATACCTACGCCAAGTTAACTGAGGATGATCCTGATTTTAAAAGTTGGCATTTTACCAGTTTTGATAACCCCTTGCTTGATCCCAAGGAAATCGAAGCAGCAGAAAAGTCAATGTCACGTTACTCCTATCGACAGGAGTTCTTGGCTTCCTTTGAAGCACAGGGATCAGAGCTTTTCAAAGAAGAATACGTTATATTTGATGAAAAAGAACCAGACGAAGGCGAATACTATGTCTCAGTTGACCTTGCTGGTTTTATAGATGTTAATAAAAACAAAACCAAAAGTAATCATCTGGACGAAACAGCTATTTCAGTCGTAAAAGCCGGAACTGAGGGCTGGTGGGTATCAACAATAGTCCACGGTAGATGGGGAGTACAGGAAACTGCTAGAAAAATCTTTGAAGTAGTCAGGGATTATTCTCCAGTATCCGTAGGAATAGAAAAAGGAGCGTTAAAAAACGCAGTCTTACCTTACATTAGCGACTTAATGAAAAAAAATCAACGGTTCTTTAGGATAGAAGAGTTAACCCACGGTAATAAAAAGAAAACAGACAGGGTTGTTTGGGCGTTACAGGGTAGATTTGAGCATGGTAACATAAAATTAAACAAAGGTTCTTGGAATACACCCTTTTTAGACCAGTTATTTCAGTTTCCTAGCCCTATGGTACACGATGATTTGATAGATAGCCTAGCTTACATAGATCAACTAGCTCAAATAGCTTATAATGTTGATTACGAAGAAGAAGATTACGAATTTACGGACGCTTACGCAGGATATTAATATGGAAAACTATGGTGAAGATACGTTTATAGACGAAACCTTAGAGGGTTGGATTGTAAACAAGTGTGACGATTGGCGTAACAACTTTGAAACAAACTATCAATCAACTTTTGATGAATATTATCGAATTTTCAGGGGTCAGTGGTCTACAGAAGATAAAACCAGAGGATCTGAGCGTTCAAGAATTGTATCTCCTGCTACACAACAGGCAGTAGAGTCTACCGTAGCTGAAATTGAAGAAGCTACTTTTGGTAGAGGTCGTTGGTTTGATATTAAGGACGATATTGGAGATCAAGAAAATCGAGATATTGTTTTACTTAGGGAAAAACTGTATGAAGACTTTACTAAAAACAAAGTAAGAAAGTCTATTGCAGAGTGTGTGTTAAACTCAGCTATCTTTGGTACAGGTATTGCTGAAATAACATTATCTGATGAAAAAGAAATGGCTCCTGCAACTGAGCCTGTAATGGGAGGTGATCTACAAGCTGTTGGCGTAAATATAAGAGAACGGACAGTCTGTAAGTTACGTTCCATAATGCCACAGAATTTTCTTATTGATCCTCTAGCTACAACTATAGATGATGCAATAGGGGTAGCTATTGAGGAGTTTGTTCCTAAACATTCTGTTGAAATACTTCAGGAACAAGGGGTTTACAGGGATGTTGATTTAGAATCTAGTTACTATGATTCAGATATTGAACCTGATCGTGAACTAAGTAATATTTATGATGACAACAAAATCCGTAAAACAACTTACTATGGGCTCGTTCCACGACACTTACTTGAAAAAGCACAACAAGAAGGCTTACTAGGTGGAGAGCTCGATGAAGAAGTTGAAACACTGGTAGAAGACGATGAGGACTCTGAAAAGAGTTTTTATGTTGAAGCTATTATTGTTTTAGCAAATAAAGGAATATTGTTAAAAGCAGAAGAAAACCCATACATGATGCAGGATCGTCCTGTTATTGCTTTCCCTTTTGATGTTGTTCCTAGCCGTTTCTGGGGTAGGGGTATATGTGAGAAAGGCTACAACTCACAAAAGGCGTTAGACGCAGAACTACGAGCTCGTATAGATGCTTTAGCACTTACTATACATCCCATGTTAGCCATGGATGCCTCAAGGATGCCTAGAGGTTCTAAACCAGAAGTAAGAGCAGGTAAAGTAATTTTAACCAATGGTAATCCTTCTGAGACACTACAGCCATTTAACTTTGGTCAGGTTAACCAGATTACCTTTGCACAAGCTGAAGCACTACAACAGATGGTGCAGACTGCTACAGGTGCAGTAGATCCTTCAGGCACAACCGCAGGTTCAGACACAAGATCAGCCGCTGGTTTTTCTATGGGTCTTGGCAGTATTATAAAAAGACACAAACGAACCCTGATAAATTTCCAAGAGTCTTTCCTGTTACCTTTTGTTACCAAGGTAGCCCACAGGTATATGCAGTTTGAACCAGAGCTTTATCCAGTAGGTGACTACAAGTTTATAGCGTCTAGTTCCCTTGGGGTTGTTGCTAGAGAATACGAGATTGCCCAGTTAACCCAGTTGTTGCAAACTATGGGTGACGATAATCCTATCAAGATACAACTTACGGAAGCCATTATTGACAATATGTCTTTGAGTAACCGTGAAGTTCTTATTGCTGCTATGCAACAACTTAGGCAAGCTAACCAACCTGATCCACAAGCTCAACAGCAAAGACAACAGTTGGAGCAACAAGCAGCACAAGCTCAGATTGAGTTTCAAAGATCCCAGACTACGGCTCTTAATAGTCAGGCACAAGAAGCATCTGCAAGGGCAGCTAAGTTGGCAGTTGAAACTCAGGTTATTCCTGAAGAAGTTCAGATTGATCGTCTTAAAGCCATTACAACAAACCTTAAGGCTGGAACTGAAGACGATAAAGAGTTTGAACGTAGGGTAAAACTTTCTGACCAGTTGTTAAAAGAACGAGACATAGCGGTTAAAGAACAGAACACACAACCTACACAACCGCAACAACCAGCAGTTACCCCTATTCGTCCACCAACAGCAGGAGTTTCTTAATGGCTAGAAAAAGTAAATCCAGAGTAAACGAAGCTGGAAACTATACTAAACCTACCATGCGTAAAAATATGTTTAACCGTATTAAAGCAGGATCAAAAGGAGGCAAATCTGGTCAGTGGTCAGCACGTAAAGCCCAAATGCTTGCTAAACAATATAAGGCTAAAGGTGGAGGTTATACCTAAGTGGCCTATAGTGAAAAAGTCATTGACCATTATGAAAACCCACGAAACGTAGGAAAACTAGACGATAGTTCA